GCCGAGGCGGGCATGTTGCGCCGCTGGCCTTGGATGAGCACGCTTCCGGTGGGCGTCTACGAGGCCTGTATCAACCTGTGCTTCAACATGGGCGTCGGCACGTTCGCCGCCTTCATCAACACGCTGCGGGCGCTCCAGGCCCATGACTTCGAGACGGCGGCCCACGAGCTGGAAAATTCGCTCTGGTACCGCCAGACCGGAAACCGCGCCAAGCGCGTCGTGGCGCAGGTGCGCCGTGGCGAGGGGTAACATGCAGGGGCTTTTGAACTGGCTGAAGCGCACCCTGGCCGATGACGCCGGGAACCCCAGCGCACTGCGGCACCTTTGCGTGTTCGTGGTCATTGTCCCGCTCTCGGCGTGGCTGGGCTTCTGCTTCTACACTGGCACCTGGCAACCACTGGACGCGGCGCTCGCCGCCCTGGTGGGGTCCGTGCTCGGCATCCTCGGCGGGCGCAAGGCGTTCGAATCCAACGGCTCGACGCCGGAGGATAAGCCGTAATGTGGTCCACCTTCCTTTCGCTCTTCACCGGCTCGAACAAGACGGCCGTGTACGCCCTGGCCGGGGTCGTGGCCGCGCTGGTTCTCGCCGCCGCCTGTGGCCTTTGCGGCTGGCACTATGGCTACCAGAGTGCAGAGAGCACCGGGAAGGCCGCCTTGGCCACCGTGGAGAAGCAATACGCGGACGCCAGCGCCAACGCGACGGCAACGGCTCTTCAGAATTTCGAGCGGGAGACGCAGCGCGCCAACGGCATCGCCGCCCAGCTCATCGAAACGCGCAGGGCCCTTTCCAGCGCCCGCGCAAACATCACCGGGAGGATCGAACATGCGGCCGCTTCTGTGCCTGCTGACTGTGCTTTTGGCCCTGAGTTTGTGGGGCTGTGGAACGACGCGCACGGTTTACGTGCCGGTGCCTTGCCCGAAGGTGCAGCCCCCGGCGGAACTGCTGGCCAGCCCGGGCAGACCGGGGCCGCTGGTGCCGGGATACGCGGCAACGCATCCGTAGCCGACCTCCTGGCCCACGGCCGGGATTACGGCGCGTACTGCCAGGGTGTTGAGGCCCAACGCGACGGGCTGATGCAGTTTGTCACGGAGGGGAAGTAGATGACGCAAGCCGACCTGACGAACAAGGGGTGTTGGGTGGTTGACCGCAAAATATCCCTGGGATTCATCCTGGCGCTCCTGATCCACGCCGTGGCCGTCGTTGGTTGGCTTGTCCGCATGGACTCGCGCCTTGCCACCCTGGAGGCTGAAAAAGCCCGCAACGAGATGAGGCTGGACGAGGTCCAGAAGCTTTCGCTGAGCATTGCTTCAATGAAGACAGATATTTCGTGGATGCGCAGCGCCCTGGAGAATTCCCAGGCGTCACCGCTCACCGCAAAGCGCGGGAAGTAGCTGAATTTCTCGCACGACAAGAACTGCTGCGGGGTCATGACCACCGGACCCCAATCGCCGGGCACCACCCGGGTAATGGATAAACGAGCGCCGGGGTATCAGATCAGCCAGCTACGGCAGGCAGAGCGCAAGCCGACCACGGGCAGCGCCGCCCCACGGGGACGATCGCACGGTGGGAGTACATGGCAGGCTCGATATATCGCAGCGGGACAAATGGCATGGGCGAGGCCCAATTCACCCCTTGGTGGTACAGGGCAAGAGACAGTGAAACAAACGTTTGAATGTGAGGCGGTATGGGACGACGTGGTACGCGCACCAAGGACGCTACTCCGGACATCCTGAGCAGGATTGCCGAGGGCGAATCGCTGCGGCAGGCATGCAAGGCCAATGGGCTGACGATCCGCTCGTTCTTGGATCTGTGCGACAAGGACCAGACGATTGCCACCCATTACACCCGCGCGCGTGAGGTCGGACTTGAGGTGCTGGCAGACCAGCTTGTGGAACTTTGCGACACGCCTGTGGAAGGCACGGAGACGACGACAAAGGCTGATGGCGGCGTCGAGGTCAAGACTGGCGATATGTTGGGCCACCGTAAGCTCCAAATCGACACTCGCAAGTGGCTGCTCTCAAAGCTCATGCCCAAAAAGTACGGCGACAAGCTGGACCTCTCAGGATCTGTGGACGTGAACATGACCCTTGCGGAGCGCCTGGCGCGCGCCAAGGAACGAGAGAATCCGTGAAGAAAGACCCCGACTCCGAAATAATAGCCGCTGCAGCACGCTGCCAGTATGACCCTGCGGCCTGGTCCATGTTCGCGTGGGATTGGAGCCAGGGCGAGCTTGCCGGTCTGATTGGTCCGCGCGCCTGGCAGTCCGAGTTGTTTGGAGTCGTGCGCGACCATCTGTCGAGCCAGGAGACGCGGTATCAGCCGCTACAAATTTCTGTGTCCAGCGGTCACGGTATTGGCAAGTCCGCTTGGATGGGCATGTTCAGCAATTGGGCCATGTCCTGCTTTGCAGACGCCAAGATCGTCTGCACGGCGAATACCGACAACCAGTTGCGCACCAAGACCGTGCCAGAGGTCAGCAAGTGGTTCAGGTCGTCCATCGCTACGCACTGGTTTGACGTGCAGGCAACGTCGGTGAAGTCCGTTGATCCTGGGCATGGCGAGTCCTGGCGTATGGACTTCGTGCCTTGGAGTCAGAACAACACGGAAGCTTTTGCCGGGCTGCACAACCAGGGCAAGATCATCGTTTTGCTGTTCGATGAGGCGTCCAAGATCGCAGACAAGGTGTGGGAGGTCGCGCAGGGCGCGCTGACGGACGCGGACACGATCATCATTTGGGTGGCCTTCGGCAACCCGACGCAGAACAGCGGGCGTTTCCGCGAGTGCTTCCGCAAGTTTCGCCATCGCTGGGTGACGCGGCAGATCGACAGCCGCACCGTGCCTGGCACGAATAAGGCGCTGTTCGACCAGTGGGCCGAAGACCACGGTGAAGATTCCGACTTCTTCAAGGTGCGCGTGCGCGGCCAGTTCCCCAGCCAGTCGGCCATGCAGTTCATCAGCGGCGAGGACGTTGATGCTGCCAGGACCAGGCGGATCGCCGAGCACCAGTTCAAGTTCGCGCCGGTCATAATCGGCGTTGACCCTGCTTGGTCCGGTGACGACGAGCTGGTCATCTTCATGCGCCAAGGACTTTTCTCGAAGGTGCTGGCCGTCATGCCGAAGAACGACAATGACATGGCCGTGGCGACACGCATCGCGCAGTACGAGGACGAGCTGAAGGCAGACGCGGTGAACGTGGATGCGGGGTACGGAACCGGCATTGTGAGCGGTGGCCGTACTCTCGGCCGGTCGTGGAATCTCGTTTGGTTTGGGGCGAAGGCACCGGACAAGGGTTGCCGCAACATGCGCGCCTACATCTGGCGCGAAATGCGCGACTGGCTCAAGGCCGGGGGCACAATCGATCCTGACGATGATGTCCTCTACCAAGACCTAATCGGGCCGGAGACTGTCGCCAACATGGAAGGGTTGGTCCAGCTTGAAGCCAAAGAAGACATGAAGCGGCGCGGAGTTCCCAGCCCGAACAGGGCGGATGCCTTGGCGCTCACTTTCGCCTGCCCTGTGGTGCGCAGGACGCAGAACCAGACCAAGGCCAAGACGGAATACGATGTACTCAACTACGGGATGCCCAAGGCGAACGCCTACAGCCCGTTGAACTACGGAGGATAAAAGGCATGTGCGGATCGTCACTTTTCGGCGGGGGCGCGTCATCTCCAAAAATTCCAGAGCCGAAGACTTACGAAACGACCAAAGATTCAACCGCTGCCGTGACCAAGGCGCGGAGCACCCAGAAGGACAAGGCTGCTGCTGCGCTTGGGCAGATGGGCTCCATCGCTACCAGCCCGTTCGGCGTGAGCGGGTCTGCTACGACAAGCCAAGATTCCCTACTCGGGGCAAAGTAAGGAGGCCGACATGACGCCTTTGTACAGCCATCAAACCGAACTCAAGGACGGCTCCACGCTGCTGAAGCAGTGGGGCTATTGCCGCGAGCAGAACGCCATGCGCCTGGGCTACGCGGTCAACATTCTGGCCGTGCTCATGGCCCTGTTCCTGGCCCCCAGGGACTCCGGGATGATGATCTGCGTGCTCATCGGCGCAAGCTTCGGGGCCACCTACTTCTCGGAACAGCTCCAGCGGCCTTGGCAGTTGCGCCTGGCGTTGCTCGGCATCGCCTTCACGGTCTGTGCATACATCGTGGCCCTCATGGTCGCACTGGACGCCTAGCCATGCCCGCCGACCTCCAGGAACTCACCAGGCGCCACGAAGCGCTGCTGCAAGAGCGGCAGTCGTGGGAGCCGGACTGGCGGCTCTGCGCCAAGCAATTCCTGCCGCGCAAGATGCGGCTCATCGAGAGTGGAGACACCACGAACAAGGGCAGCCAGCTTAATGAGCTGATGGACAACACCGGCGTTTACGCCATGCGCGACCTGATCTCCGGACTTTATGGCAACCTCACGCCACCATCTCAGACATGGTTCCGCGTGGGGCTTCAGGACGAGGCCGTGGAGCGCAAGGGTGGCACCCGCGAGTGGCTGGACGAAGTGCAGAAGCGCATGCGGTCTATCTTTGTGCGGGCCGGGTTCTACAACGCCGCGCGCGCCATTTACGGTGAGCTGGCGACGTTCGGCACCGGCTTCATGTTCGCCCTGCCAGATGATGAAACCGGGATGAGATTCGTCACGCTCACTGTTGGCGAATATGCGCTGGACACGGACGAGTACGGTCGCGTGGACACGGTCTTCCGCACCATGGACCTGACGGGCCGGCAGATGGTCAGAATGTTTGGCTACGACAAGTGCCCCCCAGTTGCCCAACGCGAGTGTGACAAGCCGTCTTCGCCTTTGGTACGCTTCAAGGTTGTCCACGCCATCTACCCGCGTGACGATCGCACCCCCGGGAAGATGGACGGCAAGAACAAGCGCTTTGCCTCCGTGTACTGGACCGAGCCCAGCGGCACGAACGCGAGCAATCGCGTTGGCGACGGAGGCGTGCGCATGCTCTCCGAGGGCGGGTTTGATGCCTTTCCAGGCTTCGGCGTGCGCTGGGATGTCACCGGCAATGACATCTACGGCATCAGCCCGGCCATGCAGACGCGCCCGGCGTGCCAGATGGTGCAGCAGATGAAGCTCACCGCGCTGAAAGCCGCGCACAAGGAATCTGACCCCCCGATGGTTGGGCCCGGCAGCATGAAGAACATCGACATTTTGCCTGGCGGTCAGAACTTTGTGGACAACACCAGCACCGGGCAGGCCGTCTACCCGGCCATCAATGTGCGCCCGCAGCTTCAAAACACGCTGCTCTTCATTCAGTCCGAGCAACAGCAGGTCAAGGAAGGTCTGTTTAACAACATCCTCCGGCTGATGATGGACACCGACCGCCGCCAGATGACCGCACGCGAGGTGGCCGCGAGGGAGGGCGAAAAGCAGCTGCTCGTCTCGGCCCTGGAGCGCATGAACGATGAGTTTTTTATCCCGCTCATTGACCTCGTCTTCACGACCATGGCCAAACAGGACTTGCTTCCGCCCTGGCCGCAGGAGATCGCGGGCATGCCCATTCGCGTGGAGCTCGTCACGATGCTGGCCCAGGCACAGAAAATGGGAGCCACCGCCCGTGTTGACCAGTTCATGGCCTTCATCGGCCAGAACGCGCAAATGTTCCCAGACCTTTTGGACACGCTGAAGCCGGATGAAACAGCCAACGACTACGCCGAGTACCTGGGCATTGAGGCGGATGAGCTGCGTTCACAGGAAGACCGTGATGCCCTCAGACAGAGCCGCGCACAGCAGGCCAAGGCGCAGCAGCAGCAAGTGGCACTTGAACAGGCACAGGCCGCCGCAGGGACGGCCAAGACGCTTGCGGACACGGACATGGGGCCTGGGCAGGATGGAGAAAGCCAAAACGCCCTCCAGAGTCTCCTGGCGGGCATTGGGAATATGAGCCAGCGACAGGCAGGGGCGCAGCAGTGAGCAACGAAGACCTCTTCGACCTCGACGCCGCCACGGCGGAACTCTTCGGCGCGGACTACCTGGCCCGCGAGAAGGCCCAGAAGCTGACCGCGCGAGACAAGGCCCGGCTGAGAACATCCGTCCAGCGCGTGTTCGATACGACGGACGGCAAGCGGCTGCTCTGGTGGTTGCTGTCTGAGACGCATGTGTACCGCAGCTCTTTCACGGGGAACTCGCTGACCTACTTCCTTGAAGGGGAGCGGGCCGTGGGGCTGAAGGTGCTGGGACTGCTGGTGGATGCAAATGCCAACGCCATGCAGGAGCTTCTGAACTTCAAACGCAAGGAAGGAATCGAAGATGAGTGATGAAGGCACCACCACCACAGCCAACGATAACACGGCAGGCGCGGCGGGCGGTTCTGAAGTCCAGGCGGCAGAGGCGGCGCAGTCTGCCCAGGCGGCGACAAAAACCGAGCAGCCGACCACGGACAGCCTTCTTGCTGTGGCCGCAGAGGGCGAAAACGCCGAGCAGGCCAAAACCGCAGACGAGACTGCTGCGGAAGGCGAGAAGAAAGAAGGCGAGGAAGACGCCAAGGACAAGGACGCCGAGGCGATCACCCCAGAGTCCTACGGGACATTCGAGATTCCCGAAGGCATACCGATTAACGAGCCGATGCTCGCCGAGTTCAAAGAGTTCGCGGCCACCAACAAGATGAGCAAGGAAACTGCCCAGGCCCTCGTTTCGATGAAGGTCAAGGAAGTCCAGGAACAGATGTCCGCGTACCAGGAACAGCGCAAAGCTTGGGTTGGCGAACTCAAATCCGACCCTGAGTTTGGCGGCAAGTCCTTCGACTCCAACGTGAAGACGGCAAGCTTGACCTTGCGCCAGTTCGACACTGACGGCTCTGCTCTCAAGGCTTTGCAGGAACGCGGGCTGGACAACCATCCCGGCATCATCAAGCTGCTGCACCGCGTGGGCGTCGGCATGGCTGACGACAAGGTTCACACCGCGCACGACAGGGGCGGAAAACCAGAGAAACCGCTTGGCGAGGCTCTTTTCGGAGACATGTTCGAAAAGAAGTAGGCCCGGCGTCAACTTTTAACACAGAGAGAGGACATTCTTATGACCACTGTGGGAACGTACAACCTGACCATGGCTGATGTCGCCAAGCGCACCGACCCGGACGGAAAGTGCTCCAAGATCGTGGAGCTGCTCGACCAGAAGCATGAGATCCTGGACGATGCCGTTTTTGTCGAGTGCAACGACGGCTCCAGCCACCTGACCAGCGTGCGCACCGGCATCCCCACTCCGACCTGGCGCAAGCTTTACGGCGGCGTGGCGAGCACCAAGTCCAGCACGAAGCAGGTCAAGGACTCCTGCGGCATGCTGGAGGCTCTGCCCAAGATCGACGTGGACGTGATCGACAAGGCCCGCGACCCGAGCGGCACGATGCTTTCCGAGCACCAGCCGCACCTTGAGGGCATGCGCCAGGGGCTGGAAAGCACCCTGTTCTACGGAGACACCGCCATCTACCCGGAACGGTTCCTGGGCCTGCACCCGCGCTTCGACGCCTACACCCGGTCCACCCCGGACGATGCGTTCTCTGACTACAACGTCATCACCGGGGCCGGGTCGCAGTCCGACAACACCAGCATCTGGCTGGTCACCTGGGGCGATACCGCCTGCCACATGCTCTACCCCAAGGGCTCCAAGGCGGGCTTGGTCATCGAAAACAAGGGCAAGTTGCTCACCCCCGCCGCCGATGGCTCCGGCGACTTCGAGGCCTACGTGACGAAGTACAAGTGGGACGTGGGCCTGTCCGTGCGTGACTGGCGCAGCGTGGGCCGCATCTGCAACATCGACGTGAGCAACCTCGAAAGCGGTTCCGGCGCTGCCGACCTCGTCAAGCTGATGATCGTGATGTCCGAACGTGTGGAAGGCGTGGGGCGCAAGGCCTGGTACATGCACCCCCGCGTGCGCACCCAGCTGCGTCTCCAGCTCCTCGAAAAGGCCAAGTACGGTCTGACGTTCGACACCGTGAACGGGCGCCGCGTGCTGGCCCATGACGACATCCCGGTGCGCGCTTCCAAGAAAATCCTGCTCACCGAGTCGGCCATCGCCCAGGCGTCCTAGACCTGCACAGCACAACGAGAAGGAGACTGAGATATGATCATCGACCGTTTCAACGAGTACAGCGATGCCCAGGCCGTCACCTCCAGCGCCGGTTCCACCATCGTGGACCTTGGCGCAGCCGGGGCCGTAGAGGCCAAGCCCCTTTACCTGCACATCAAGGCGAACGTCCAGCCTACCGCCAGCGGATCCGCAACCGTCGCCTTCGCGTTCCAGACCGATGACGACGAAGCCTTTGGCAGCCCGACCACGCTGTGGTCCTGTGCGGCCATCGGGAAGGCCACCCTTGTGGACGGCTACGAGGTTGTTCGCCTGCCCATCAACGGCATGAAGCTCGAGCGCTACACCCGCGTTTATTACACCGTGGCCACCGGACCGCTGACCGGCGGCAAGTTCGACGCGTTCCTGTCGGAGTCCGCCGACAGCAATACGAACTAAGGCCCAGCCATGAAAGCCGTGTGCGTACGCGAATGCACCATCCCCGGTCGCGGCCTTGTCGAGGCCGGGACGGTTGTTGATGTGGTGGATAGGTCTGCCCCCTGGCTGAAGCACTTCACGGTTTCCGGCGGCTGGCCTGCCCCCGCCGAGGCGGTTGTCGCGGCCCCTCCAGAACCCAGGAATGCGAATCAGCCTGCCGAGCAGCCTGCCCCCGCAAAGGCGGGACGCGGACGCGGCGGAAAGCGCAAGGGCTAGAGAAAAACAAGGGGAGGGGGAATGCACCCTCTCCCCTGCCAACCAAAAGGCGTACGGATGCAGGCCATTTGCATGACAGATTGCCAGATTGGGAAACGCTTCTACCAGAAAGGCGAACCCGCGGAAGTTGCAGAGGGCCAGCCTTTGCCCGCGCACTTTGCATGGCCCGGCGCCACGTCATTTGTCCACGAAGGAGAGCCCCTGCCGGCCCCAAGGCATGAGCGCATTCTCATCCTTGGCGATGCTCCTGCCCTGCACGCTGATGTGGATGCCCTCGCCTTGCTCGGCGAATACAGCGTGATGGGCATCAACCTCTCTCCGTTCCGCTGGCAATGGCGCATGGACTACTGGGCCAGCCTGCACGGAAGCATGTTCCACGACAGCCGGTGGATGGATATCTGGTCGCGCTGTCCCTGGAGCGAGGGGGCCACCCCGCACATCATCACCGGGCGTGGCTTCCACGGCCTGAACCACGGGTTTTCGCTCGTCCATTGCGATCTGCCCGGAGGATCCGCGTACCTCGCTATAAAGGCCGCGGCGGAGATGGGGTACAAACAAATTTTTGTTGCCGGCATCGACGCACTGTCGCCGGGCTATGCACATTTCGCACAGCCCTTGAGACACCTTGCAGCGAGCCTTCGCAAGGCTGGCTCAACAATTGTCGCCGTGTCCGGCGCGCTTCTGGAGGTCTAATGGCGACGTCAGTGGTGAGCATCTGCAACATGGCCTTGCGGTGGGTCGGCACGCGCAGCATCGCGGTCATTACGGAGAACAGCCCGGAGTCCAAGGAGTGCGTCCAGTTTTACGACCCGGCGCGCGAGCAGACCTTGCGGGACCACGCTTGGAACTTCGCGCAAGCGCGCATCGTCTTGGCCTCCCTCACCGTCCCCGCGGCCTACCCCGAGTATTCCTATGCCTACGCCTGGCCGAGCGGTTGCCTGCGGGCGTTGAAGGTTCTGAACGCTTCCGGTGTAGCCGAGGATTTTGAGGTAGTTCTCGCAGCTAGTGGGGCCTCGCGCATGATCCTGACGAATGCCGAGTCAGCCATGCTGGTCTACACTGCGGACGTGTCGGATCCAAACGTGTTTGACCCGCTGTTCGTGCGGGCCCTGGCGCGCCGACTCGCGGCTGACATCTGCCCAAGCCTGCGCAAGGGTGACTCCAAAATGGTCCAGATGCAGGAGACTTACTACGTCAACGAGATCAGCAAGGCCCAGACCAGGGACGCCGGAGAGGGCAAGCCGGAAGACGTTGAAGAAAGCTCCTGGGTGACGGCGAGGTTCTCCTGATGATCCAGCGCATCGCAATCCAAAATTTCACGGGCGGTGAGATCAGCGCATGGCAGCTTTCCGCGCGCTACGATATCGCCAAGTACAAGACCGCGCTCAAAAAGGTGCGTAACTTCATCTGCGAATTACATGGAGACTTGCGGCGCAGGCCCGGAACGTATTTCTGTCACGACCTTGGAAGCCCAGGAGCGCTCATACCGTTCCGCTTCTCCACCGACCCGGCGCAGAACTACGCCATGGCCTTTCAGGACAAGCAGGTTCGATTTGCGCAGGGCTATGGTCTTGTCCTGCATACGAGCGCATCCGCATGGGTGACGGCGACGGCATACGCCCTGGACGCTATGGTGAGCAGCGGCGTGGACCTGTACCGCTGCATTTCCGCACATACCTCTGGATCCACAACAGAGCCGGGTACCGGAGCGAGTTGGGCAACGAAGTGGGTCAAAGATTCTATCGTCACCGTCACCACGCCCTACTTATCGGCGGACTTGCCCAGCATCTCCTATGTCCAAAGCGGGGATACCGTCTACTTGGCGCACCGGGGCTACGCGCTGCGCAAGCTGGTGCGGTCCTCTCACACGTTATGGGCTCTCTCCGAAGTCCCGTTCGTCCCGACCATCCCCACGGTGACGGGGGTGACAGTTTCCCATAGCGTCAGCGGATCCTACGCACTGCGCTACGTGGTCTGTGCCGAGAATGCCAAGGGTGAAATTTCCCTCATGGGCACGCCCGGCGAGGACACCACCGCCAAGCATCCCACAGACTGGCTGACCGGAGAATTCTGCACGGTGTCCTGGACCGGAGTAGCTGGCGCCGTGCGCTACCTGATTTACCGCGAGAGTGGTGGATACTACGGGCTAGTCGGCGTTGTCGAGGCCAATTCCCTTGCTGCTCCAAACGCTCGCGGGGCATGGGTGAAAGGGACAGCGTATGCGAAAGACGACTCAGTGACGACAGATGGTCTTACGAAGTATTGCAATACTGCGCATACCTCTCCGGCGAGCATATTGATCGGATATACCGACGATGAACCGCCTGTCCCAATATACAGGGATGCAGTTTTCTCCGACGATGCAGGCAGCTGGCGCAGTGTGTTTGAACTTCCGAAAACATTTATCGATGTGAAGTACGAGGTGGACACCGCAGACACGCCTCCAGAGGCCACGGACTGGTTCGCGAACGACAACAATCCTGGCCTTGTCGCCCTCCACCAGCAGCGGCTCATAGTAGCCTCTGCGGCGCTTGAACCGCAGTTCTTCTACGCCAGCAGGACCGGGAGCTTTGAGGATTGGAGCAAGTCTAGGCCGGCGAAGGACGATGACCCGCTTAAGCAGGCCATTGCGTCCGGATCCATTGACGCGATTCAGTGGCTCGCCTCATTCGGTACGCTCCTAATCGGCACTGGCGGGGCGGAGTACAAGGCACACGACAGCGGTGACGCTTTGACCACGACGACATTGAACCTTGGGGCGCAGTCCTATTGGGGCTCCACTTCCTTGCCGCCTCTTGTCATCGGCAACAGCGTTTTGCACCTGCAGCGGCAGGGCTCACACGTGCGGGACCTCTTCTACTCGCTGGAGAAGGATGGGTATGGCGGAAACGACCTGTCCGTTCTTGCTCCTCACCTGTTCGACAACAACACCATGAAGCAATGGGCATACCAGCAGGCCCCCGGCTGCGTGGTCTGGGTTGTGCGTGATGACGGTGTGCTCCTCGGAATGAGCTATCTCAAAGAGCATGAAATTTGGGGCTGGCACCAGCACACCACGCAAGGCACATTCGAGTCGGTGTGCTCGGTCCCCGGAGCGCAAGAGGATGTGGTCTACTTCATCGTCAAGCGCACCGTGGGTGGCACGGACAAATACTACTTGGAGCGCTTGGCGACGAAATGGAACCCTGACGATGGTGTGGCAGACGCCATGTTCCTTGATTCTGCGATGACCTACAGCGGCGCGGCCACCGCGAGCGTCAGCGGCCTGGAGCATCTTGAGGGGCAGACTGTGGACGCGCTTGTGGACGGATCACCGCATGTGGGGCTCACCGTGACCGATGGAGCAGTCTCGTTCCCCGTGTCTGGAACGCGCATCCATGTCGGCCTTCCTTATACCTCTGTGGCGATTCCCATGACGCCTGAGGCCGATACGCAGCAGGGAACGACGCTTGGCCGAAGCAGAGCATACGGCCAATGCTCAGCGCGCCTTGTGGACAGCCTCGGCGGGCAATATGGCCCTGACGAAGACCACCTGTCGGACTTCGTTTACATCCCTGAAAAGTGGGGCGAGGCAATCCCGCCATTCACCGGAGACATGCCCATGACCATCGAGGGCAGTTACGAGACAACGGCTTCCGTGTGCATTGCGCAGCGTTCTCCTCTGCCCTTCACCCTGGCGGCGCTCATGCTGGAGGTGGACATTGCGGGTTGAGTTTGTGCCGGCCAATGAGCAAGCCGTGGGCGACATGTGCCGACGCGGCCTGCGCGAATGCGATGTGCTGGAGCTGCGGCGCATCGGCTGTGCTGACCCATATCTGGCGCTGCTGATGAGTGTCGAGGCGTCAGAGGTCGCCATGGCGGCTTATACGCCACGCGGTGTGGCCTGCGTGCTTGGTGTGGCCCGGCCCTCCCTTCTTGCGCCCACGGCGACGATATGGCTGCTGGCGCATGGAGACATCGAACGCTACGCCGTGCGCTTTCTGAAGGAGTGCAAGCGCGTGCTGGCACTGCTCCTGGCTCATTACGGCCGTCTGGAAAACTGCATCGACGTGGACAACGTGAAAACAATCGCCTGGCTGGAATGGCTGGGCTTCACCGTGGACAGGGACAGCGTGGTGCAGAGCCCCATGGGCTTCCCGTTCTACCGTTTCTGGAAGGAGGCCGACAATGTGTGAGGCGGTTATGTTTGGCACTGCGGCCGTGGCAGCGTCAGAGGGAGCAGCGGCAACCGCTGCTACTTCTGGCCTGTTCGGAACGGCCGGTGCTTTCGGCTGGGGGGCGACGGCGGGAACGCTTTCAACGGCGGCCGGTATTGGTGGACTTGGCCTCTCCGCTGTTGGGGCCATGCAGCAGACCGATGCGGCCAACGCCCAGGCCGATGCGCAATCGAAGATCGCCGCGAATAACGCCAAAGTTTCCGAGAACGAGGCGCGCTACGCAGAAGGTGTGGCCGAGAGAAACGCCCAGACAAAACGCAGGCAGACTGCGCAACTCATCGGCACGCAACGCGCGGCCATGGGCGCAAGCGGTGCTGTGGTGGACCAGGGCAGCTACATGGATCTCACGCTCGACACCGCCCAGCAGGGGGAGCTTGACGCCCTGGCGCTGGTTGATGAGGGCGATAGGGCCGCATGGCGCGCCCGCAGCAACGCCGCCAACTACACGGCGCAAAGCAATATCTACGCGAACTCGAAGACAAGCCCGCTGGCGTCCGCTTCTGGGTCGCTGCTTTCAGGCGCGGGGCAGATCGGCAGCAACTGGTACAGAATGACAAAGAAGAGCTAGCCATGGCGAGAATACCGGAATACCAGCCGCAGTTTGAGCGCCAAAGCGTCGAGCTTGGCGCGCCGAAGCAGCAGTTGAATATCCCAGCCGCCGCGCTGGGCTCTGACGGCAGGGCATTGCAAGAGGCCGGGAAGGGCTTGCAGGACCAGGGCACAGTGCTTGCCGCCATTCGCACCCGCATGGGTGAGGAAAAGGCCCAGGCGGACGCGAACAGCAAGCTCACGCAGTACATTGAGACGACGACGCCCTACATGACTCAGGTTGCGACCAGCAAAGGGGAAGCCGCCATTGGCGTCACCGACGGGACAAAGGAACACCTGCGCGGTGAGGCTGAGAAAATCGCTGGCGAGTTGGGCCCAGGGATGGCGCAGGACTTGTTCAACAAGGCCGCAGAGTCCCACTACCGCGAGTCCGTGGCGAAGTCGGCCATGCATGAGACGGAGCAGCTTCAGGAATACCGCTTCTCTGCTGCAGATTCCTTGGCCGTCAAAGAGGCTCAAAATGCGCTGACGAATTTCAACAATGCCCAGCTCTTTGACTCCGGGCTGTCTCGGGCCGTTGAGAAGAAACTGGAGGCCCTGGCCGTCAAGGGCTTTGGGTCCGATTCCGCGCAGGCGCAGCAGGCCATCGCCGCGTTTCAGTCCGTGGCCGTGCGCGAGCGCGCGCAGACCTACTTGAACCGGGGAGCTTACGGCGAGGCAAAGGCCATTGCCGTGAATGACACCCGGCTGCTGCCAACGGATCGCGAGGCCCTAGACAAGGCTATCAAGCCCCTGGCGACCCTTGGCCAGGCGCAGGAGGTTTACGACAGGCTGAAGGGCATGGGCGAAGGGGCAATCAAGGCCATCGAAACGGACAAGACGCTTGACCCAGACGTGCGACAGAAGGCGTTGGAACTTGTTGACCACAACGTGTCGCGCCAGCGTTCGGCCATTCAGTTCAACCAGCACCAGGGGGCAATCGCTCTGTCTGGAAAGATCGTTAAGGCCTATCAGTCGGGCGACATCGTGGGCGCGCAGCGCTTGGCCGATACCGCTCCGCTGTATGCCGCAGCCGGGGCAACGGAGTTGCTGACCAAGCTCTCCTCCGGCTCGATGCGCCCTGACGAGGGCGGGCCCGCCGGTCTGGTGTGGGACTTGCGCCGCAAAGCCGCAGAGAATCCCACGGCCTTCATGGACGATTGGGCGAAGAACCGTGTGAGCTACGCAGCCAGGCTGTCCGCGCACTCGCAAGGCCTGTTCGACAACCTGTTCACGGCCGCGCACAAGGGCGATGGAAAGCCGATGGAAGAACTGCTGTCGGACCAGGAGTTGTTGAAGAACACGGCGAAGCAGCTCGGAATCAATACCGCGCAGAACGCCAGCAAGGATGACGCCGAGAAGATGGGCCAGCTTGAACGCCAGTACACCAGGGTTGTTGAGGATGCCATGAAGTCCAAAGGCGGTAAGCTCTCGAGCGCTGAAAAGCAGCAGGTCATCGACAAGACAATCCTCATGCCTGGAACCGTTGAGGGCCTGTTTGGGCGCTCCAAGGCCACTACCTTTGGTGCGAAGCTCAAGGGCGACACCACTTTCACCCCGACCATCCCGGCCAAGCCGAAGGATATTCCCGGCCTGTTCTACAACTACACCGCTGGCTCCTGGGGAATTGAAGATTCAGCCGGGCGCTTCCGCCCCTACATCGGAGGCAAGTAATGGCGAATGTTCCCGGCACTCTTCCTAATGGCCTGAACGAGTCTGACTTCGGACCTGCCGTGCCCTCTGGCGGGAGTGTACCGGCGCGGGATTCCCGGCCAGTGTCCACCCCGTCTGTGGACGCAAAGCTTCCCAGCGGATTGAACCCTGCGGACTTCGGTCCGCCCGTCGAGACATACCAGCCGGTCGGCGTAGAGCCTGCTCAGGACATGTCCACGAATCCGCTGTACAGCGCCTTGACGCGCGCCAAAGGTGTTTCGCCCGACCATGTGGCGAACGTGCTCAATCTCTCGCGCAAGACGGGTCTTGATGTCGGGACCGTTGAGCGCAACTTGCCTGAGGTGAAAGGCCTGGCCGAGTTCGACACGGCAAAAATCGACGACTTCATGCAGCGCAACCCCAAGGCCACGTCCTGGCTGTCCGCCCCGGAGAAGTTTGCGCTGGCGAAGGATGATCTGGACAACCTGGGCGGGCTGGAGCAGGCGTTCACGCGCAACAGCCAGGCGCCAGACGAACTGGCACAGAAAACGGGTCTTGACTGGCTTGCGGCTGCTGGCGGGCAGACTCTTGCGCAGAGCCAGCGCAATCTGGACTTGGCGGAACTGCGCACCCGGCAGATTTTTGGGGATGTCAGCCCTGGAACACAGGCGCAGATCGACGCGCTTAAGGCGCAGGAGAAGCCCGCGCCCAAGACGGACGGGCTGGCCCAAGACATCTACGTGAACACGCTGGATCTGCTCCCGCAGTTCTTGAGCCAAGCAAAAGACCGTATTTACTACGGCCTCCAGGGTGGGCTTGGCGCTGGCGGTGCGGCTGCAATTGGCAGCGCCATGACCGGTCCGGCCGCGCCTGGTGCTGCCGCTATCTCCGTTCCCACTGCGTTTGCTACTGGTTTCGGAATCTCTCAGGCCTTCGGAGGCGCGAAGAATGCCTTCACGATGGAGGCTGGCGGGGCCTATGACGAATACAAGGACATCCAGGGCATAGACGACGGCACCGCGAAGGTAGCGGCGTTCCTGGTGGGCGCAGCCAACGCTGGCATCGAATACGCGCAGTTCAACTTGCTGCTGAAAACCATGCCGGGCGGCGACACCATCAAGCACATGCTGACGCGCCAGGGAATGCGCGAGGCGCTTGCGGTTCCAACTGTGCGCGCCGCGCTTTCCAATTTCGCCGCGGGCTACGGGAAAACGCTCTCGCTGGAGACGGGGCAGGAAGTTTTGCAGGAGGCGATTACATTTCTTGGTGCCCAAGCAGTGCGCAAGGATGCAGGCCAAGACGCCCAAGGCTGGGGGGAGTTCGCCTCGCGCATGGCGGATACCGCTTATCAGGCCGGGACAGGTTTCGCGCTGCTCACCGGCTCTGGTCACGCCATGCAGCTTGGCAAGGACTCCGCGCGCGCCAGGCAGGCCCAGCGCATGGGAACAGCCTTCGACGAGATCAGCAAGTTCACCGGAGAGTCCAAGCTCAACGCACGGATGCCCGAGGCCTACCAAGACTATGTGGAGCATGTGCGGCGCGAGACGGGCGGCGTGGTTCCTGAAAAGGTCTACGTGAGCGCCCAGCGGCTTGCAGAGGCCGTTGTGGACACCGGGGCCAGCGGCGGCGATACCTCGACGCAGGCGGACGCCCAGGTGCTTTCTGAATTCTTTCAGTCCATCGGCGTAGCGCCTGAGGAAGCGCAGCGCGCCGCCGCCCTGAACCAGGATGTGGCGATCCCCTTTGCGCTCTATCAGTCGAAGATCGCCCCCACGGACATGGGCACGGCCCTGGCGAATGACATCCGCTTCACGCACGACGGCATGACGCGCACCGAAGCGGTGGAGTTCGAGAAGGAGTTTCAGGGCAGAGTGCAGACGGAGCTGGCCGCACAGGAGCAGAACCGCGCGCAGCATGACGCGGACCTTGGCCAGGCCATCAACGAGTACAAGGGCGAGCTGGCGCGCGTGGGCATGAAGGGCAAAGACGCGGATGCCCAACTCCAGCTGCTCACCGCCGGGGCCAATGTCGCCGCCGCGCGCTGGTCAGCCATCAAGGGCGAGCCAGTCACCCCGGCGCAATGGCTGCGCGACATGCGCGGGCTGCAAATAAGGGCCGTAGAACAAGGCCAGGCGCAGCAAAAGGCGGACCTTGAGCAAGGCATTGCCCACGCCGGGGCCGACCTGTCCAAGCCAGAACAGGTTGCCGAGGCTGGGCGCCTGTGGAAGCAGATGGGCACCGAGAGCCCGTACTTCAAGAAGTGGTTTGGCGACTCCAAGGTGGTGGACGCGCAGGGCAAGCCGCTGGTGGTGCACCACGGGACGGCTTATGAAGGAGACATAGACGTCTTCAAGCAGGGGTATGGCAGACGCGGGGCTAAAAGAGACCCCGAGTATGCGCCCAGCATTGGCATATGGTTCACCGGGGGTGGTAGAGCCTCGGCTCTGGATTACGGGTACAATATTTCCGAACATTATTTGACTTTGAGAAACCCTGCGGATTTTCGCGACAGCGCGGTGCTCGGAGATTTGGTCGCTAGTGGTGCTCTAGCCAAGTTCGGGAAGGATGTTGGGGCACTTGCTACCGCAGTTCAGGACGGCACATTTCGTGACCTTGGGGAGAAGAGTCAAAAAATACAGAACACTATCTTGCGATGGGCAAAGGACTCTGGATACGACGGGGCCGTACTCAATGATTGGTCCCGTGGGGACGACCACGTCTCCTACATCGCCTTCTCTCCCACTCAGATCAAGTCCATCTTCAACCGTGGCACCTTTGACGCGAGCGACCCGCACATTTTGATGCAGAACAAGGCCCAGGGCTCGCGCGGGGGGATTCTCTTCACCGACCAGGGTACATTCATTAGCCTGTTCAAGAAGTCCGCGAACCTCTCCACGCTTTCACATGAGCTTGGGCACCTGTTCATCAACGACATGGAAGCGATGGTCGCCACCGGGAATGCCCCTGAAAGCGTTGTGAAGGACTTGGAAACGCTCCGGGCCTACGCGGGTGGTGACCTGTCCACCAAGGAAGCGCAGGAGACGCTTGCGCGCTCTTTCGAGGCTTATCTGCGCGAAGGCCAGGCCCCTAGTGCTGAACTGCGCACAGCCTTCCAGCGCTTCGCGGCCTGGCTCACTGCCATCTACCGCGACATCCGCTCCCTTGTTGGGCCTGACGGGCTCTCTGACGAAGTGCGCGGCGTGTTCGACCGCATGCTGGCGTCCGAGGACGAGATAGCGGGGGCCGAGGCCTATTACAATGGCCGCGAAACTTTGGAGAATGTCGCCTCGGACATGCTCTCGGACGCGGAGAAAAAGCGCATCAGCGAATTGCGCGGGACCTCGCACGCGGAGGCATTCGAGAAGCGCGCCAAGCGCTACGTTTCGGCCTACCTCAAGGCGCTCGGCGGCAAGGCAGAATTTGAGCGCCAGGCCGGTGAGGAAGTGGATGCTCGTCCGGTCTACGCGAACATCAAGGACATTTCCGAAAACGGCGGGCTGCCACGCGCCGCGCTGGATGACCTCGTAGGCCAGGAACAGGCACAGAAACTCTTCCTGAAATTTCCTGGCCTTGTTTCCGCACGCGAAGCCTCGTTGTTCGGTTCTCATGATCTGGACCTGATCGCCGCCGGCCACGACTACCAGAGTGCGGATGATATGGTCGCTGCATTCCAGAAGGCCATGACGCGTGGTGAGGCAGTGCGCAACCTGACGGCGGAAAAGATGGCCCAGGAAGAGGCGCGTTTGCGCGAGGCCCTGGCCAACGAAACCGTCCCTGGCGATGAGGACGTGCATTCTGACGCGACACTTGAGCGGCTAGCCATGGAGGCCAAGGCGCTTGAGCGCAAAATCGGCGCGGGCGCCGGGGCGAAAAGCGCACTGTCCAGGCCGATCAATGCCGCGGCCTCGCGTGAGGTGGCCCGCTCCGTGCTGGGAACCATGACAGTGGCCGACGCCCGCAGCTACTCCCGCTTTGCGTCCGCAGAGCGCAGGACTGGCCTGGAGGCCATCAAGGCGGTCAAGGCGCAGAAGTGGGAAGAGGCCCTGACCGCGAAGCAACGCGAAGCCATCAACCACGCCCTGGTCCTGGAGGCGGTGAAGCTTCGGGAAGAGGTGGTGAAAGAGATAGGTTTTGCCCGGCGCATCGGCAACAGCAAGTCCATGCGCTTTGAGGCCAAGGAACAGGCCCTGTCCGTGATTGAGGCATACGGGCTCGGCACGGGGAAAATGGTCCCAGAGCGCCCTACTGAGCTGACCGACCTTGCCGGGTATTTGAAGGCTGCTTTTGACGGCGACTTGTTCAATCCCTTCGACGCATTCCCGGACTGGCTGCTGCGTAAGGAAAAGTCCGGCCCCTATCGGGAACTGTCTGTGTCCGATTTCCGCGAGGTCGCATATCTTATGCGCTCCCTGGCCGACATCGGAGGCAGCGCGGCAATCCGAATGGCGACCGAGGACGTGAGCTACGAGGCCAAGGCCGCAGAATTGGCCGAGGTCATCCGCGGGTCCGGAAATGTGGCCGTGAAATACGACGAGGGCACGGAAAAAGAAAAGTGGACGAGCCGCTTTCGCACGGTCATGTCCACCATGAATCAGCAGTTGGACATGTTCCGCAAAGCTGACGGCTACGTGGGCCTTGGCCCGGAGAAGTCGCACCTTGTCGGCAAGAACCAGGAAATGTTCGAGCGTATCCAGGCTGCGACGAAGCGGATGCTTGGAATGCAGCAGGCCCTTGAACCCGCCATGCAGGAGGTGGCGAAGGTGCGACTGGCCTTTGCGGAGCGCTTCCGGCGCACTTACGGGGAGCGCGTTGCCGAGGTGAACGGCGTTGCCGTGCCGCAGATCATGGTTGACGATGGGCGATTCTCCTGGACTGCGGAACACGTTTGGACCATCGCACGCAACATCGGCAACGGAGGCAACCGGCGCTGTCTCATCGAGGGCCTAGGGCTGTCATGGGGAGAGATCCAGCAGATGCTCAATGTCCTGACCAAAGCCGAGCTGCTGGCTGTCCAGCGCGAGGGCCAGATCATCGGGAGCCATTACCCCGAGGCGGATAAGACATTCCGCCAAGTCTACCTGCGGCCCATGGCCCAGCGTATCGAGTACATGCCGCTGACCGTGCAGGCCGCAGACGGCCCGGTGCAACTGGACGGCTGGTACTTCCCCATCAAACCAGACGCCAAGCTCAACCAGATGGCAGCTGACCGCCAGTCCGCCGACATCCTGAAGGCCGACACCGAGGCCAGCGCCTTTCCGCCGAATCCGCGCAAGAGTTTCACCAACGCGCGCACCGGAGCCGCAGTTCCTGTGGCCCTCTCCTACGCTGTTTTTGAACGCGGCATCGCTGAGCAAACGCGGTTCATCGCCATGGCGCCAATACTCAAGGACGCAGATCGTGTGTTTCGCTCCGCAGAGTACCGCAAGGCATACATCGATGCCTTTGGGCGGGCTGCTTATGACCAGATCCGCCCCTGGCTGAAGAACATCGCCACGCCAGGGATGGAACAAACGGACGCCTACGACGACATGCTGAGCAAAGCCCGGCGCGGGGCCACGGCCTATATCCTCGTAGGCAACCTCAAGAGCGCGCTCAAACAGGAGTTGGGCATGCTACCCGCCGCCAAGGAAATGGGAACGGTGTGGATGCTGCGGGGCATGAAGGCGCTGGCCGTGGACGGAGAAATGACCGTCGAGGCCATCAACGCCATGGACCCGCGCATGAAGAACCGGGAAAAGGGCTTCGACACCGAGCAGCGCGAGTTGCTGGCCAAGGCGCGCAACGAAACCGTGAAGCTGGCTTTTGGCAAGATCGACACCCGCGTCACCGAACACGACGTGCTCAAGTTCGGCATGGGTCTTCAGCGCGTGTTTGACCGGCACACCACCTACAGCGTGTGGGCAGGAGCCTTCTTGAAGGGCCGGGACGGGCTGAACATGGGTGAAGCTGAGGCCATAGATTACGCCTACCGCATGGTGGAGCGCAGCCAGGTGACGAACACTGATGCGGCCATGAATGCTATCCAGCGCGGTAAGTCGTTCGTCCGCCTGTTCTCCATGTTCATGTCCGAGTCTCTTCCGAAGGGATCCAGGATGCGCGTGGACTTCAACGCCTTCAAGGCTGGGAAGATCGGCGCGGCAGAGTATGCGCGCACCATCGGCTATGAGTTGATCGGCCCGGTGCTGTTTAACGTGGTTGCGCTGAACCTGTTGGCCAGCGCCACCCCGGACAGACCAAAAGATTACTTCTGGGCGCTTTGGAATGAGCTGTTCGGCGTATTCCCGCTGCTCGGCGGTGTGAGCGGGTACTACCTATACGGTAGCGGCCCTGCCGAATCCCCCGTGTTTACCGGTATGGAAGTACAGCTCAAGGCAGCGCAAAGAGCGTTCAGCCTGGCGCAGGATTTTGAAGACGAAAACCGCCAAGCCGAAATGTTCAAGGCGCTCATTGATGTCGCGGCCTACAAATACAAGGTAGGCAACGTGAGGCGCTTCTACGAAACTGCTGCGGAAGGTTGGCAGGACCTGTCCAACGGCGAAACGAAAAACCCGTTCCGGCTTGTCATCAGAAAACCCAAAGGGCGCGAATAGGAGGCCAACCACATGACATTGAGCAGCAATATTTCTTCGGCCACGTTCAACGGGAATGGCACGACAACTGATTTCCCATTTGATTTCGTGGTGTGGGATTCCACACAGTTGCGCGTGTATATCACCGGGGCGGACGGGGTAAGCACCCTGACCACAAACTGGACAGCCACCCTGACCAGCACCGGCGGAAACGTTGTGTATCCGGCAGTCGGCGGTACGGTGTTGCCGTCCGGGGAATCCATCACCATCCTCCGCAACATGCCGCTGACGCAAGCCGTTGATCTCGCGTCCGGGGTTGCGTTTGACCCCGCTGTGATTGAAAAAGCTCTCGACCAAGTGGCCGCGTCACTGCAGCAGATCAGCGAGGAATCCGCGCGCGGTGTGAAAGTTCCTCCAGGGTCCGGTACTGACCCCAACGATTTACTGAATGAGATTGCCGCTGATGTCTCCGCCGCCGTATCAAGCGCGGCATCTTCCGCTGCAGATGCTATCGCTACCGCCGCAGACCGCGTTCAGACTGGGCTTGATGCGGATATCACCGCCGATGGCGCAGCCGTCATTACCACAAACCTGACAGCCCTTAACAACGTCACAGCGAACCTCACGGCGATTCAAAACGCATCGGCAAATGCGGCTACAGCGACGACCAAGGCGGGGGAAGCTTCGGCATCTGCGATTGCCGCCGCCGCCAGTGCAGCGGCGCTGCCTAATGCCGCCAGCATCGGGGCTGGGAAGGTTCCACAATCAGACGGAGCAACATGGATCGGCATCATCGCGACCGGCGACATGCTCAAAGCAGATAATCTTTCCGGCCTGGCCAACACCGCAACGGCGCGCTCTAACCTGGGGCTCGCCATCGGGACCGACGTCTTGGCTCCAAGCGGGAATGGCAGTGCGCTTACCAACCTGCCATCCCAACTGCCTTCGCAGACAGGGAATGACGGCGCGGTGCTGCGCAGTTCCGGCGTTGCGGCCTCCTGGGGCAGTGCGATCAACAACGGCGTTGTGATTGATACCTCTACGGGGGCCACAGGTTATGAAGTCACGAGCATCCCGGCCTGGGCAAAGCGTATAGAAATCTGTTTCAAGGATGTTTCTTTGTCCGGCACTGATAGCTGGCTTGTTCAACTAGGCACAGGCGGCACACCACAGACGACAGGCTATGTGGGAAACACCACGGCGGCAATCGGCGGAACGAGTTCACAGTTTTACTCTTCGACCGCGGGTTTCCCGATCTATGGCGGTAATGCCGGGAACGCGCTTAATGGCAGCCTGGTTATCAATCTTTTCGACTCCGCAAACCATGTTTATTCCAGCAATCATGCCCTTGGGGATAGCGCAGGTTCCGGAAAGGTTGGCGGCGGAAATGTCACGCTTTCCGGCGTGCTAGACATGATACGGGTGACCAGGACCGGGACAAATACTTTCGACGGCGGAAAAATAGTCGTCAAATGGAGCTAAACCATGATCACCAGGATCAGCGCCCTCACGGGTGAAGTCACGCAACATGAGGATGCGCCGGTTGTTGAACCGACCGATGACGAACTGCTTGCGGCGATCACCGCGAAGTACGAGGCCAAACGCGCAGATTTGCGCAACGACGTGCTGCACGCGCTAACCATGGACGGCGGAAACATGGATGGGCTGGTCGTATCCGCCCGCGCCAAATGGGTGCAGTTGGCTGATGCCGAGGCCGCAGAAATCGACGCAACCTTTAGCTGAAGGAGCATCACATGGCTTGTAACACTTGCACTTCCGGAACCCCCACCTGTCCCTATTGCGGCAGCGTTGACTTCGCGCCGCTTCCCGCCCCATCGATCAAGTGCCACTGCAATTCGTGCAACCGGAATTTCGTCAAGCCGTACTGCATGAGCGACATCGAAATGGCCGCCGCCGCCGCCTCTGGCAAGCTGGACGGCGAGGAGGTTGCGTCCTAGCCATGCCAGACGAAGCCGACCGCGCCCAGGCGCACGTTGACGCCTTCCTGGACGGGTCCATCGCCGCAGCTCACCAGCCCAAGGGCCCGGCGCCGGACATCATCGACGGCGTGGCGTGCTGCGCTGAGTGCGGCGACCCCATACCGGAAGCGCGGCTCAAGGCCCTGCCTGGCGTGGGGCTGTGCGTGGTGTGCGCGGAGGAACAGAGCTTGCGAAGGCAGTTCGACAGAGCGTAAAGGCGAATCAGGCAAGGTGTGCGCCTCGGGTCATCACCGAGCTGAAACTGGTGGGGTTTGCGGGTGCTGCCATGCCAGAAGCGCCCCCACCGCTGGAAGGGCGGATGTGCCACGACAGGATACGGGCCAGCATAGCGCCTGGCGTCACGTTGCTTGTCCCACGGGTCTACGTTGGGCAGGCCGAAGTATCCGCCGCACGTCTCGACGAAGAGCGCGGCGATAATGGGCTTTTCGGCGGCGCTCATTTGGCCTCCACGGCGGCGAGGGCGGTCCCAAGCAGTAAGTCTTGAAGGGTCGGAACGGGGCACCAGCCTTTGTGCGTGTGGGTGTTGCATGTTGGGCATGGTTCTCCAGAAGGTGCGGCAAGTTGTTTCAGCGCGTCAGCAATGCCAGCCTCCAGCGCCTCCGCCCGCCCCTGCTTCTCGCGGTTCTCCCCCTCCACCTTCCGCAGCTTGCGCCGCGTCTCATCGAGGTGCAGGCCCAGACGCTGGAGCTTGCGGCCCAAGCGGGCGGATTTGGCGAGGGCGGTGGCGAGATGGCCTTCCAGCCTGCGGAACTCCTGCATGCCGACGCCCTTCACTTCCGCCTCCAGTTGCTGGCACTTTGCCTCGGCGGCTTCCGCGCGGGCCTTCAAGCACGTTCCACACGTTGTTTCTGAATCTCGCCCACCCGGGACGAACAGGCAGAAGCACTTGTCGCACTCCACGGCATGCTTGCGCGTTCTGGAAAGTTCCGCCTCAAGCTCCGCCACGCGCCGGGACAGGGAGGCGATGTGGCGCAAAGCGATCCGAATATCTGACACGAGTTCGGATTCCTCGGACTTGATGCCTATTGTCGATTCTCCCAGCCGATCTAGAGCCCTGGATACGTCCACCTCTCCCGTCAGCGGCGCGGCGGCGGGCTGGGCTACGAAAAGGTCGGGGCGATTGATGTCCTCCAGCGGACCACCATAGCCCATGAGCGGCGGATTTTTGCGGCTATCCACGGGGTGCCTCCTCCAGCGCTGTGGAGATTCTTGCGCACTGGACGATACATCCCGCCTTGACGATCTCGTTTGCGGTGTGCTCACGAAGATGAACAAGCCAAAGACTGGTATCCTCCATCGACTTTTCCAGCCTCTTGATGCGCTCGGCCTGGGCGGCGTTCTCGGTACCCATTGCCTTGATCTCGCGCTCTACAAGCGTCGGCGTGTCCTCGGTGCTATCCTGAGCGTCCACGATGTTGCGTATGCGCTCATTCTCGGTGGCGAGGCGGGCGTGGTCGGAGAGGAGGAGGCGGAGATCGTCGCACCGAACTGTCACTACGGGTATCGTGACCACGGCACCGTCAACGCGCCCGAGGTGCATGGCCGTCTTCGCAACGCCCAGCCTTTCCCTCGCCTCCGCCACGTCCGCAGCGACGGGAGGCTGGAGCATGGCGAGGAGGCGGGGCAGCTTCTTGAACATCAGCTGGCATAACGCCGGATAGTCCTCGGGTTGCTTCGACGGGAAGACACCCATGTTGATCGCGGCGCATTCGTACAGCCGTGTCAACTCCTCAATCTCTTCTACGGTCAGGCTAGTCATGCGGGGCCTCCTTGCACTGTTGTGATGGATGCACGCAATTCTTTCCGAACTGCTTCCAATCCCGCGTGACGATGGTGTCGGTGAACTTGATGAAGCACGGGCACTCGCGCTCCACTCTGCCGTCAGCGCGCTCCACGATGATGCCAATGGCGTCGCAGCCGATCGCGACAGCGGTGTAGTAGGTGCCGCACTTCTCGTGATGATCGTAGACCTCGCAGGGACGCCCGATGATGCGTTCAAGACAGATCATTGTTTCCCCCCTCCCCGCCCAGCGCGAACGCGGTGCGGAGCTTGAGCAATTCTTCAGGAAGATCAACGGCCAATTCACTAGCAACGATATCTGCACGCTCAAGCACATCCTTCACCGCCTCCACTTGTCCCGCCGTCAGCGCGGGGGCGGAGGGCGTGGAGAGACAGGATGGACAGCGGAGATGCGGGCCGTTGTCGTATTGCAGGTTCGCCTCAAAATATATGCAGAGGTCAGCACCCCAATTATACCCACGGCATTCGCTGCTGCACCGCTCGCCGTCCGTCACGCGCTCAACCAAGATTCTGTCCGTGGTCATGGCTAGGCCTCCGTGAAGTAATCGAACATGATATTCCAAACACAGGGAGGCCAGTTCCAGCTTGCATCGAGCAACTGTTCCGCTGCGAAAATGATGCGGAATGCCTGCCTATCGCCAAAAATAGTTTGCCGCTTCCTTGTCTTCATGGCCCCTCCTCTTCGTTGTTCAGTTCCCGTCCATCGTTCCCGCCCCGGCTCTCCCGTCCGAGGCGGTCTGAGGGAGGGAGCTAGGGCTTCTCAGCGCTGATGCCCCACGGGTGAATCAGGCCCTTGTCTATGTGGCGGTTCTCGCAGACCCACCAGATGGCGGCCTGGACGTTCTCCATGTTCTCAGGATCGAGGCTTTCCGCGCACAGGTCGAGGAAGGCGTTGATTGCCGCTGCCTCCCGCTCTTCCGCCTGGCAGTCGCAGGGGCCGACAGGAAGCGCCGGGCCGTTATGCAGTGCGCAATCGCTCATGTGCTGAACCATGTTGTCTCCTTTCGTTTGTTGTTCCCGCCCTCATTGCGGCCCACGTCTCCACGCAGGCCGGGAAGAGGGAGGGAGCTAGGCGATGATGGTCATGCCTTCCGGAAGGGCTTCAGCCAGGTACTTCTTGATGGTCTGGCGCGCTTCGTTGCGCCAAGCTCCGCCGTCAGCCTCCACCAGCATGCACTTGGGACCTTCCTGCATGCGGAAGACGAACTTGGAGGCAGGCTGGTCAACTTCGGCGAAGGTCCGGAAAGGCTTCAGGGTGACGGGGTTCGGGACCTTCACATCGGCCACCCTGGCGACCCCGGACTTGATCGTGACTTCCTGAGAAATGCCATCGTCCGAGGTGTCCTTGACCACGTTCTCGCGGATGTTGCCCACGACCTTCAGCACGGCGGCGCGGTCTTCCGTCTCCTGGAAACAGGCCTGCATGAAGATGTTGAACGGCTCGGATTCAACCCAGGCGTTGAACTTCATCTGGAGCAGATCGGCCTTCACGTGCAGAAGGCAGTCGCGCTGCGCAAAGTCGCCATGCAGGGCCGAAAGCAGCTTGACGTTGGCGTGGTCTTCGACATGGACGATCAGCTTGCCGGGCTCCAAGGTGTCCACGTTGGCCTTGAGGTAGTCCACAAGGCCGGTCAGCGTGGCGGCTTCCAGGGTTTCGGGCTCCGCGTCCTTCACGGCGCGCACGGGCTGCGTGGTGTACTTGCGTCCGCCGATTTCCAAAACCTCGGCGTTCTTCAACTCCAGGATGCGGTCCAGAAGTTCCTTAAGCATTGGCGGCCTCCTTCTTGAACGGGCTGACGTTGTGGGCGACGGGGGCGACATCCGGAAGGGTCAGCTGGCCGGGGTTCTCCCCGCCGTAGAGTTCGGCAGCAACGGTCTTCTCGCCGTCCTTGTCGATGATGATGGCGGTTGCCAACGGAGCTGCTGCTATCAGCTTGCTGCTGGCCTGCACGGTGATGTCCGCCATGTTCCGGTGGTCGTTGGGCTTCACCTTGATGACCAGGCGCACCTCGCGCACCTTCTTGGCCTCGGTGTTCGGGTCGGCCACGTTATCCAGCACGTTCTGGATTTCGTGGTGCAGGGACTCGATCACGCCGCCGCCGCACAGGGTTTCCATCGTCAGGGGAATGCTCATCTCGTCTTCTCCTTTGAGGTTGTGGGCTTGCGCCCGTGGTTCTTGGCTTCCGCCCTGGCCGGGCGCGGGGGTTAGTTTTCAGCAGCCGGGTTCGCACAGTTCGGGAAGTTGTCGCACTTGCGGCAGAACGCGGCGGTGCGCTCCGCGCCATCGTTGGGGCACTTGTGGGCAGCCTTCTTGCCCTTGGCGGCCGCTTTGAGCGCGTCCGTGGGGTCAACAGAAGGCTGCGCTTCAACATCGATCACGTAGTCCGACCACCGGGATTCACCGCTCTTGATGGCCTCGTGCATCTTGCGCATGTCCGCGAGTTCAGCCGGGACCACCTGCGCCAGGTTGTGCCCCAGGTACTTCTCCAGCATCGTGACGTTCACGCCGATGCGCCCGAAGGCGTCCACAATCTTGCGCACCCCGGCGTCAGGATCTTCGGAGTCGCGGTTCGCAAGAGTCTTGCGGGCCGTTTCCAGGGCTTCTTCCTTGATGTCAGGGGGGAGGAGGCGAAGGCCCTCGTTGCGGATCACCTTGGCGACTGCGGCTGCTTCCTTGATCGCGAGTTCTTCGTCCGTGGCAATGACCACATAGACTTTGTCGCCGTAGCTGTTGGTCCGCTCGGAAACGATGTCGCGGCCCTTGCCGTTCTTGCGCTCCACAGTCTTGGCCACAGAGATTTCGCGGCTGAATTCGGCGTTGCTCTCCAGGTCCAGCACCTTGACCATGACGCGGCGCACAGTGTCATCCTCGTAGGTAACGCGCTGCGTGGTGCGCACGTTGCCCCACTCCCGCAAGGCCTGTTCCGCAAATCGCACCGAAAGGCCGGTGATCTTGCCCCCGCCAACCGGCTTGCTGTACTCGACGGCTTCTGCGAAATCGGGCTTCTGGCACAGCTTCAAGATGTTTTGCCGGGCCTGTTCCGCGCTGCGGGGCCGGTGCATCGCCATGATGAACGCGGCCTGGACTTCAGCCTTTGCCGTTTCAGCAGCGGCCACAGCGGCCGGGTTCGAGTAGAGAGCGGGCATTGCGCCCATGTTTGCGGCGTCCATTCTAAGCAGCCTCCTTCCTGTAAGCCCATGCGGGCAGGTCCAATTCCACCACATCGACCGGGTAGCCGGGCCATTCGCCGGACTTGATGCACCGGGCCAACGTCTCCATGTCCTCTTTTATTTCGTGCAGGGCCTGCCCCTGCGCGTCCTCGGAAATGTTGTAGAGCCCCACCGGATAGGGCGGCGCGTCCTCGACGCACATCAGCAGGAACTGCTGGGAGTGCAGCCCTTCGGCGGCGTAGATTCCCCGGCGATACCAAGCGGCCTGGACGTGGTAGCGGTAGTCCCACACGTGGCGCTTCATGAATCCCGGCGAGGCGTCCCGCGTCTTCTTCACATCGGCGCACAGGCAGCCAAAACCGGGCAGACCCTTGTGCAGCACGTCGAGCCGCGCCTTGCAGGGGATGGTCAGGCCGTCCACGACCTCCTCCCAGAACACCGACACCTCAAAGAACGTGCCTTCAGCCAAGAACGCGCCCGCCGCTGTGGGATGGCTGCGCAGGGCCTTCGCCATTGCTTCCGCCTGGGCGAGCGTCTCCTTCGTGATTGGCGTCAGGTGCGCGGCCTCGGCCTCCTCGCAGTTGGCCTTGCCTTCCTTGGTGCTGCGCTTGATGTTGTCGTAAGCTCGGTACCGCAGCGCGTAGAGCTCCGGCTCCATTGCCAGCGTGTGCGTCAGGCTGCCCAGGATCGTCGCTGCTGTGTCCTCGTGCGGCTCCGCAAGGTAGGCCAGAAGGTGCGCCGGGGAACGGTGTAGGGCGTCCATGCGGCTCTTG